CTTCCTCTTCATTAACACCATAGCTTTGTTCTAATAAAAAGCTTCGCTCTTCTATAGACAAATGTGGCTTAGTGTCTCTATAATATTCGTCTAGCACTTCAGAGTCGTCCATTTTATTAACGTCTCTGTTTAAGTTTACGTAATCCTGTAGATCACCTCCGGTTTCATTCATGAACTGAATAACCTTTTGTATGTTCTCTGGAATTGGCTCTCCAGTTTCTTGAGATTCAGTTATAGCTTCTTCTACAACTTCTTTAACCTCTTCTACAGTTTCTTCTTTATTTTCTTTTAAATCTTCTACAGTTATTTCTTCTATAACCGGTAATTCTTCTTCAACAGTTTCCTCAACAACCTCTTCTTCAGGTTGCTCTTTGACTTCTTCTTTATTTTCCACGACCTCTTCTTTTACAGGAGGTGGAGATGATAAATCTACTTTAATGACGCTGTCGTCACCATCGCTGTCAAACTTGGATGTAAACTGTCCTTTTTTATTTCTAGGTTGCTCTTTATTTTCAACAACCTTTTCGGTTGTTTCTTCAACAACCTTTTTGTTTTCTTCTGCCATAATAAAATTTTATAAAATATTAAAAATTAGGATTAAAACTGATCTAAACCAGCATCTCCCGTAACTATATCATTACCTGATGATTCAAATTTCTTAAATGATTCACCCTCTTTTCTTTGCTCTATCATTTGCATTTGACGAGCAGCCTGCTGATCTACTCTTTGATCTCTTCTATCTTCTCTCATGCCTTCAGCAAAACTATTGCTTTGTTGTTTCATTCCTTCTAATTGAGAATTAAGTTGAAACTCATATTGCATTAAATCTTTTTTAACAGCAGCTTCTTCTTTTAAGTATTGAATCTTATAAGTATTTTTAGCTTCCTCAAGTTGAGTTTCACTTTGCATTATTTGTTGGCTCTTATTTATCTCAGCTTGAGCTGCCACCTCTTGTTGTTGAGCATTAGCTTTAGCCTGAGCCTCCATATTTTGCTGTTGTATCTTTTGGTCCTCTTCTTTTCTTTTTCTACGTTTTATTTTTAACAATTGATTAGCTAACTTAGTATTTCTTATTTCACGAAGATCGATAGCATCGTCTAAATCAATTGACTGTTGTGATAACGCTTGCTGTATATTATTTTCTAACAATTGTTTTTCTTCTTCATCTGGTAGTAATTCAATAAATATACCAAAATCATATAAGTGTAAATTACTCATTTCAGATAATGTAGCAACGTTGTGAGCGCCTATAGCTTGTATGAACGCGTCTCTTGTTGGAGAATACTCTATTATATCAGATATCCTAAGAGACAAACATTCCGCGGCCTCAGCTGTCAAGAATAACATAGACTGTAAAACATGTCTAGTAGCTGTGTTAGAATTAGCAGCAGCCATTTTTTGTATTCCAACTAAAGAATTTTTATCCGGCATACTACCATCTCTAGCTTCATTAAGCCCGGTTGTATCCCTTATCATTTGTAAATAATAATTATAAGTTTGTATCAAGCTTTGTATCTTATTACTACCAGCTCCGTTTTGTATTTGTTGTATCGGAACTTTAGCTGGATTCATATCACCCTCAGATGTAAAGCTTCTACCAATAACAGAACCAGTTTGGAAGAACATGTTTAAAGCTTCTTGTGGATTATAATTAGTTCCATTGCCTAAATCTATTTCAGCTAAACCATCAGCATCTAAGTATACACCATCTGGCACCATTCTTGCCATTACTTGTTGAAGCTTTAAATGGGTTAATTGAATCATATCAGCAAAGCCGGTTATTCTACCAACTATAGACTCTATTCTACCTTGATAGATTCTAGGTGCTACTATTTGATAAGGCATTTTAACTCTACTAAAATCAGAATCTGACCTCATCATGTTTGGCATAACTCTCCATCTCAACAACTTATCACAACCAATAACATAAACACCTTCGTATAGAACCTCAATAACCCTTTCTAGTTTACTAAAGTCGCCGTCCATATCTTTTGGTGGATTAAATGTGTCATCTTTTTGAATTACTTTTTCTCCTCCAGTTTTTAATTTCTTTAGTTTGTAAACATCGTTTGAGTATGTTTTATAATTAAAGTATAATACCTCTACTTTATTTTTATCGTGATTACCTTTGTGACCAACTTGATTATATATAGAATGACCAGATCTATTAACTATTTCTTCAATATCGTCTGGCGATAGCTCAGGAAACTCTTTTACTAATTCGTTTATTGGTATTTCTTTTATTTCGCCTACGTAATATATATCTTCAAAATAAGGTGACTCAGTGTGTGACCATATTAAATTAGCTGGATCAACATATTCTATTTTAGCACCATCACTATAATCAAATGTTGTTTTCGTTGCACCAATGCCTAGAACAGTTAAATCATATAAACTTCTTCTTCTTACTAAATCATAATCACTGTTTTCCATTAAAACATTAATAGCTTGCTCTTCAGCTAACTCAACGGCTTGCTTGTAATTAAGCTGCATATGCAAAGCCAACTCTTCTTGCGTATCTGGTAATTCTTCTTTATTATTTTCGTATAAATCAACTCCAAAAGCCATACCAGCCGTATCACTATATTTCTTCGCCTGTATATCTCTAAGCATAGACTCCATATACTCAGTTCTTTTACTAACCCCATATTGATCTTGAGAAAAGCAATTTATTTCATAAGATCTTTGAGCCATACCGTTTACGACTATATCTACAAACTTAGGTATAATAGGACAGGGCTTCCAGTCTAAATTAAGATAAGATAAATCACCGTTAATAGATAATTCATTTTTATATTTCTGCACAGATTGTTCTCCTCTAGCATATAATCTTAATTGATGAAAACCGTTTATATTACTTAAGAATTTATTAGCACTGCCAACAAACCACTCTTGTCTTATAGCTTTAGCAACTTTTTCCCCATACTCATGTGACATTTTTTCCATGTCACTAACCGCTTGGGAAGGAAAGTTTATAACATTATCAGTCATATTTTATTTTTAATTAATTTTGATGCAAAACCTTTATTATCATACTTTGATATACTAAGGTCTAGCCGTGTCTTTGTACTCTCTGGGTTTGGTTTGTAGCGGTGTCTATTGCAGGCCATGATTGCTAGGCCAGTACTAATTGAAGCATCATGCTTTGTTCTTTTTGTTATATCAAACTTAGACCAATCATTTAATGTATTATTAAAATACATAGTACCGTAAGTGCCATCATTCAACATTCCAACATGGTCGTTAATATACATCTCAATAGCAGCCGCGTGAGCTTGTTTTATATCTTCACTGGAGTTTGGTATTCCACCAACTTCCTTTTCTGCTACAGATAATTTATTCCATATTTTATCTGGCCTGTTCATGCTAAACGCTCTATATCCTCTCCTTCTTAAATAATACAATAATCTTGGTTTATTATTCTCTGCTAATATTGGCATGCCATAAAATACCAACGCCATCAAAACGTCCTCAAAAAATATCTCAGCTGTTTGAGGTCTAGCTATATATTCTAAAAAGAATGTGTTAGCTGGAGCATCTTCCATTGAAAACTTAGTTAATCCATGTAAAGCTCCCTTTGATCCAGTACCATCTACTGTTCCTGATATATCGTACGAGTCACAACCAAACGATCCCATGTGTTCATTTCCTGGATATTTAACACCTCTTTTTATTACTACATTATTTTGTAGTTCTGGAGATGGCATCCAGCTTAGCTTAAACCTTCCTTTAGGATCTGGGTTAAAAGTTACTTGAGTATCTTTAACGCCATTAGACCATTGAAAGTTACCTGTGGTTAATACCGAAGAATTATTGTTACCCTCATTGTAGTCTATTTGTTCGTATATTTTAACTAAGTTAAATAAGCTATTACCCGTCTCATCTCTAAACGCGTGTTCTTCTGTTCTTGGAAACTGACGGTAAAATTCATTTAAAGCATCTTGATCGTCTTTTAATCCATGAGCTTCATTTTCCCAGTGATCTACGACTCCGTAATCTATTTCTACTCCATGTGGATCAAATGCTTCTTGTTTAGGAGTATTAAACACGGGTTGTCCATATTCATCAATAAATCCTTCGTAGTTCCATTCCATAGGGATAAACAAAGAATATAATCCTGACTTAGTCTGTCCATTACGGTTTCGTTTTGTAACATCTGAATTATTGTATAAGTTTTTAAAATTATCACCTCCTTTATCTAAAGCATTACTTGTTGACCCCATCATACATTTACCTATAATTCTACTACCTAATCGTAGACAAGTTTTTGTAACTCTCCAGTTGTTTTTTATATTATCAGGTCTTTCCCACTTACCACTTTCATCGTGTACTAGCAAAGATAATTTTTCACCGTCATAACTATTATCACCTGTATTCTTCCAGTCAATGGTTGTATCTAGCCCCTCCATGTCATCTTGCTCTTCGCGTTCCCTCATTTTTTTACGAGTAAACTTTTTAGCTGGCACCCTGTAAGCAAGTTCGGACTTTGGTCGGTCCATACCGTCCTGTATTGGTTTGAAGAAGAATGGATAGTTTAAACTAATAGGTACCACTTTGTCTGTAAACATCTTTTTTGCATCGGCACCAGTTTTAGATAATATACCATATCTACTATCGCTAGCTAATGTAGCTAAATTAA